TTCATTTACCTGGGAATAGTGCCTGCTCCAACATATCGCATAATCTGTCATCGACATCATTATCAGTTTTTTTAACACAGGCACGAACCAGATCCAGTGCAAGTTGTCTTATTGCTTTGGATCTAAGGAAGGTGAAGAGGATTGGTCTGATGATTGCAAGCATAGGTTTTAGTTATATACTTCCCAATTATGTATATATTTGCTAATTTTGGCTTGACTCCTCACACAAGTCAATAAGCCCTATTCCCCATTACAGGGCTTTTCTTTATTAGTCAACATGGAAGAACAAGAAGAAAAACAAGGACTGGGAATCATTGGAAACGCAGTGCAGTTGGTGATTCTTGCTTGGTCACTTGGAGTTATTTCTTGGTCATATTTTAATCCTAATCCTGTCAGACAGATTGATACTACTTTCGCTGCCGGACTGCTTTCGGCTGTCATGAGTAACTATGGGCTAAATGTTAAAAAGGCTACTGAGAATAAAAAGATGAAAGGTAAGATTAATATAGTAGATAACAAAGATTCAAAAGTGGGTATTTCCAACACATGATTAAAAAATTACTGCCATTTCTTTTCTTTTTTACACCCACTGCATGTTATGCAGATATTACTTCCACAATAACATCTTCAGTAAAACTTGAAGTGGCAGCACCAGGAACAACTGCTGATCGTATAGGTAACTCATATAGTGTTTCTGGTACAGGTGTAAACACTACAGATGGTACTACAGCAGGTAGTGTTGGTGGATTAGGTGCAGCGACTAATGGTGTAAATGCTTATACACCAATTACTGCAAGTCAGCTAACAGATGGAGAGAGCTTCAGTTATACAGTCTCACATACGACAGGTGATACTATAGGAACTTCTTTAACCACTGGTGAGGTAAGTGCCTTTGGTGATCTTACAAGCACTTCTGGAGGTACTGCAACGAATTTAGCTGGTACTGTAGATAATCATGTTATTACTATTACAGCAGGATCATCAGGTACTACAGCTACAGGACAATATGTAACTTCTGTAACGGTAGACTAATGAGTTATGAAAAGGATTTTACTACTGTTTTGTTTATATGTTTTACCAGTTAATGCGAATATTGTACCTAACTTTGTACAAGGAAATATGCAAAGCACTACTAATACCGTTACTACAATTTCAGAAACAATTACAAGCAAAGATTATAAGACAGGTTATGAATATACTGTTACTGGAACAGGTATTGAACATGATGGCGGAAGTATGTCACCCGATGCAACTCAAGTCACAGGTACGGTAGGAGGTCAATCTTATACATGGACAGGAGCAGATATGACAACAAAACCAAATTGGACATTAACAAACCCGACATCAGGAAATGCCTTTCAATTCACAGAGACATATTCTGGTCCAGGTCTACAGAACGTAACGTCAATAACAAGAGATATAACAACGGAATCCGTTACTACAACTACCTCTGTGTTCTCGCAATAATATTTAGTCCTGTAAAGGTTTTAGCCAATGCTGTAAGCCAAAGCAACAGTGGATCAGTCACTAATCAGAACTGGAATGTAAACAATGGTAGTTTTCATACTAATCAATATGGAGGAAATATAGTTTGTCAGGGTGCAATGATGACCATAACTCCTTTTTCTACTTTCAATAGTAACTATAGAAAACCTTTTGATCATAGGTATGAGACACCTGTATATGATCAGACTGATATAGTTGGTGATTTTGATGATGATGGTAATGCTATAGGAGATGGCACACCTGATAACCCAGGAGATATTTTATATTATCAACAGAACTATTCTGGTACTAATAAGGATAGTTATGCACTTGGTACAGGAATCACTTTAAACTTTTCTATTCCTTTGGATAGAGAATTAGGCAGGCAATGTAAAGATGCAGCACAGACACAGATAAATATACAGAAACAAAAGCTTAAAAACTTAGAGTTAGACTGGCATTTTGCAAGATTACGTCATTGTGGTGAGAAGAAGTTAGCTGGTATTCAGTTTGCAAAAGATAGTCCTTACTACAATATTTGTAAGGATATAGAAGTTGTACCTAAGAAGGGTCAGGTTTTACCTCATCGTCATTCTTTGACTTCCGAGAAGTAAGTTTTTTCACTAAGTTTTTTACTAATGGTTTTACAGCATTAATAAGTAATGGAGTAGTAGCAGCGACCAAAGCAATACCAGCAGCAGTAGTAGCAGCTTTAGCTGAAGGTAGATACTGGTCGATGAAATTTGTGTCTTCATAGAGTGTTATGCACTCACTTTTATCATCTGATAATTTATGACCTATGACACGTTCTAGTTTTTTATCGTTACGAAAATCTCCAACCCTTTGATCTTTGTCACCAGGACATTTTATAAAAAATTCTTCTTTCTTTTTTTCTGGTAATTTAGGTTTTTCAGTTTTTACTTTTGGTGTTGGTTCTTGTCTTTTCTGTTGTGATTCTTGTTTGATTTCTACTATCTGTATTCTTCTTCTGTCATATAACATTGGTTCAAAAGAAGGCATTGAACCATAAGGACAGTTAATTACAGTTCCTGTCGGATCATCATTATATAAGGCTGTATTCTTTGGAGAAGCATCTCTATGATGCTTTACACATCCAGGTAGCTTTAACGATGGTAGAGGAACGTTTAATACTTGATATGGATTATGTACTGGTATATCTATCTGCGGTATTTTTATTTCTGGGATTTCCATTACATAGGTAATGAAGGTCCACTGAATTTAGGTAACTGTTTTGGTATCTCGTCTTTCATTTTATTTTGTAAATCACCCATAACTTTATTTTTAAGGTTACGTTCAAACTCTGGTGATCTCATATATTGAATTGCTAAGTAAGCTCCTACACTCATTGACGAGACCATCAGGAATGAAATAATAGAAAGAATATTAGCTATTTTGTTAAACATGGTAAGACTTGCAATAATTAGGGCTATGTCAGTGATGAGCATAGCCGTTCTACTGTTTATTATAGGTATCAGCCCCTTGTACGTCACATTAGGATTAATGCAACGTCAAATGATTAATAAAACAAATTAAGACCAGGCTACACCTTCAGTTTGTACTGGTGTATTAATTAAATCTATTTCTGCTTTTAAGCTTGCTTCTATAGCTGTAACCTGATCTGTACCTAAATCTTCTTTTACCCAAGTAAGCATTGTTGCCTGATCTGGTGTTTTTGCAGAAGTATCAAAAGCGATAAAACCTGATGGTAGTGATTCTGGTTTTGTAAATACAACTTCACCTGTACGTCTAGCTTTCTCTGTGCCGTCATCCATACCTTTTACTCTATAGACAACATTTGTATAGTAACCATCAGCAACATCTCTCTTGCAAGAAGTTCCGTTGATTTCCCATTCGTAGGTAATAGCCATGATAATAAATCCTTTGTGATATAAGTTAAGCTGTTTGCTCAACTGGTTCTAAAATTTCTTTTAAAGCTTTTATAGCACCCTGATCTTCAATAAGTGGTTGTTGTAAACCTCTTAGTTGTTCTTGTAGTTTTGCTATCTGTTGTTCTATTTGCTGTGCCTGAGCAACATTTTTATTAAAACGTTGTTGTATTATGTTTAGTTGTTCTTCTGGTGTGGGCATAATAATGTTATATGTTTACCTAATATACTAAGCAGCTTCCAACGCTGCAACTTTAGCTGATAATTCTTGTATTGCTTTTACAAGAGGTGCAATAAGCTGGTTATAATTTAAAGCCATTGCATCTTGTTGTGGTTTATGAATTGCACCAAAGTCATCTAAGGTTTTACCTACAGATTTCACTGCATCTTCTATGTTTTGTGCAAGTAACCCATAATGAGTTTTAGATCCTAGCTGTGCATCTTTCCATTTATATGAAACAGGATTTATTTTATTAACAAAATCTAATCCTAGATCACAGTTATTTATATCTTTTTTCTCGTTTTCATCAGAAGTATTTAAAGCGTTGACAGCATATATAGTTGCCCATCTTCTGTCAGATGCACCAAGATCTCTACTGTTGTTAGCGTCAGGTCTTAAAGTTCCAGAAATATCAACTCCGACACTAACTGTTTGTAGTTTTTTACCGCCATCGTAATGTAAGGATACATAACTACCGTCTTCACAACGTATAAAGTTATAACCGTCTGCGTCATTTAGATAG